GTCACCATTGAAGGCGGGATTAAGATCATTGGATGCTAACAATGAAGCATTAACAACGGGAGTAAAGTATTTGCAGAATCAAACTGCAAGAGGCGTTTTGATGTCTGATGAAGGAGATATAAATGAAGTCCAAGCAAAGCAATTAAAGGAGAAATTTCGCCAACAATATCAAGGTTCAAATAATGCCGGGGATGTTGTTTTATCTTCCAAAAAATTGTCTTGGATTAATTTCGGATTGAATGCATCCGATTTATCATTATTAGAACAATACAACGCATCTATAAAAGATTTATGTAATATTTATAATGTTCCGGTACAATTGCTGAATAATACAGATACATCAACGTATAATAATGTTAAAGAATTTAAAAAATCGCTTTATCAAAATGCAGTTATTCCGGAAATGATAAAAATTCGAGATGAATTAAATCGTTTCCTTACTCCAAAATTTGGGAATAATTTATACATTGATTTTGATTTTTCTGTTATTCCGGAACTTCAAGAAGAAATGGATAAAGTAGTGGATCAGATGTCAAAGGCGTGGTGGATTACGCCTAATGAAAAAAGATCGGCAATGTCATTTGGAGTTGATAAGGAAAACGAGCAAATGGATCAATATTATATTCCGGCAAATCTTCTTCCATTATCAAACGAAATTGAGATTCCACAACCATTGGAATTGAATTTTGATTTTGAATCAATATCGAAATCTGAAGAAAAAGCCAAGGTGAGCGATAAAGTGAAAGTTGCATTGAAGAAAAAAGCTGATGAACATAATAAAGAGGTCGGAGATGTAAAGTCCAAAAGAACAACATTGGGGGTTTTATCTGATGTTTACGTTCGTGGTATTGGAGCATACAGAACAAATCCATCATCAGTAAGACCAAATGTATCATCTGCCGAACAATGGGCGATGGCTCGTGTAAATTCATTTTTATATGCTTTGAGAAATGGAAAGTTTAGATCAGGTAAACACGATCAAGATTTATTGCCAAGCGGTCACCCAATGTCATCCAAGAAAAAAACAAAAGCTGAATCATACAACGATTATCCGCAAGGAGCAACCAACAACGCAAAACGAATGTTGGAATGGAGGGAAAAATATGGAAGGGATGTTGTTCGTGGAGGTACGGAAGTTGGGTGGAAAAGAGCGAATCAACTTGCAAATAGAGAAAGCATTTCATTAAATACGGTGAAACGCATTAATTCATTTTTAGCAAGACACGAAGAAAACGCAAAGATTGCTACTAAATTTAAAGATGAACCTTGGAGGGATAAAGGTTACGTTGCTTATAATTTGTGGGGTGGAAAAGCTATGGTTTCGTGGGCAAAAAGAATTGCAAACAACGATGATTAAAAATAAAAACAATTACAAGGATGATTTTGATGATCAGCTTGACAAAGGGGAAAGGGAAAATATCGCAAGATGGAAAAGGTGGTATAAAGAAAATTATAGATTAGCGACATCAATATTTTTAGCGACACGAAATATTAAAGGGTTTCAAGGTCTTTTCAAATTATCAGACATAAAAGAATTATACATTGATACTTATGTTTCAATCGGAATGAGATTTGCTAAATTTTCTGTTTTCAAATTCCAAGATGCTTTCCCCAATTCATTCAAGGTTGATGGATATGATGACATTTGGAGAAAGAATTTTGCAGAAGTTGGATTGAAGGTTTCAGAGGTAAGAGGTGGATTGGTTCAAGGATCAGCAAAAAAAACGCTTGAAGATACATTGCGGAGATTAATAAGCGATCCGGAATTTCAAGCATTAAACGAAAGAGAAGCCGGAAGAATATTGCAATCAAAATTTGATGGTTACGCCGATTATCAAGCGAGAAGGGTTGTTCGGACTGAATCAATAAATGGAGCAAATTATGGTATTTGGAGAACAAATTCCGATATGTATGGTTCTGAAAATTTGATGAAAGAATGGATATCTGCCGGAGATGGTAGGGTTCGAGATGCCCACAAGGATGCTAATGGAAAAACTGCTGAATGGGATTCAAAATTTTATGTTGGTGGTGAAGAATTGATGTTTCCCGGTAGTGGAGCAAAAGCCGAAAACAATATAAATTGCAGATGTCGAATTATTCCGATACACAAAGAAGATTTTAACACAAATTAATTATGGATAAATTATTATTTAAAGTAGATCAATTGCTAAATAAAATGAGGGAAATCTCAAAAGACAAATTGGAGCATTTTTTTTGGGGTGCATTATTGAGTTTTATTTTTGTTTCAATTTGGAATTATTATGGTGCATTGATTATTCTGCTGATAGCTTTCTTAATAGAAGTTGTTGATTTCATTGAAACAATAGTTGATAATTATAAATTCAATTACAAGGCATCAGCTTTGGACATTTTATTTACGATCATTCCAACGATATTGTTTCTTTTGGTGAAAAATTTTAGTTAATCAAAATCACTATCTTTGCATTATGAATACAATGTTATTTAAATCATCTCCTTTAGGGGATTTAATTGATGCGGATGAAAAGTCCGGAATTGTAAAGGGATACGGTTCGGTATTCGGAAACATTGATTCTGATGGCGATGTAATTCGTAGAGGTGCATACACAAAGACCATAAAAGAAAACGGATATCGGGTAAAATATTTGTATCAACACGATATGAATAAACCATTAGGTAAAATGGTCAATTTGTATGAAGATGAAAAAGGTTTAGTTTTCGAAGCATCAATTCCAAAAACGCAACTTGGTAAAGATGTAATTGAATTAATGAAAGCCGGGGTAATTACCGAAAATTCAGTTGGTATTTTGCCGATTCAAAAAGAACATAAGGATAATTATAGGGAATTAGTAGAATGTAAATTATACGAAATTTCCGCAGTAACATTGGCATCAAATGACCAATGTATGATTACTGATGTAAAAGGTAATATTGATAAAGAATTATTTTTGAAAAGGTTCGATGCATTAACAAAGGTAATCCGTAAGTCAGAGATTTCGGATGAACTTGGTTACGCTATTGAGTCAGAAATATACAAATTGAAATCATTGGTTTCAAATATCACTTTGCCGGATAATTCCACAAAGCCGATTAAGAAGGAAGATGATTCAAACGAGATTTTAAAATATTTAGTAAACACATTAAAGTAAATTCAGATGAACGAAGATGTTAAAAAACATTTAGATCAGATTGGGGATATCGTAGATGCTAAAATTGAAAAAGCATTCAAATCTTCAAAAGATAACGCCAAAGGCGAAATCGAAGCATCTCTTAAAACAGAGATCAAAAATTTAACTGCTGATTTTGTTGAAAAAAACAAAAAAGCAAATGACCGAATTGATGAACTTGAAATGGCAAATAAAAAATTTGCATCAAGTCAGCCAACAACTTTTAAGGGTGCATTGGACAAAGCATTAAATGAAGGTGCTATTGAATCCATCGTAAAAGGTAACGCAAACGCATCACGTTTCGAGATCAAAGCCGGGGATATGACAATGGCTAATACCTACACCGGAGTTGTAGCACAAGAAACGGTTTTACCTACGATTAAATTCGATCCTACGAGATCAACACATATTCGCCAATTGATTCCAAATGGATCAACTGATTCGCAAACAATCCGTTATCCTAAAGAATCTGCTTATGATGATGGAGGATCAGCGATTGCTCAAGGTTCTACATTAGGACAATCAGACTTTGATATTACTGCTACATCAGTAAACGTGGAAAAGATTGGAACCTATATGAGAATTACAGAAGAAATGTTAGCTGATACGCCACAATTATCAAGCTATTTATCTGCTCGTGTTCCCGGTAAAATTCTGTCTATCGAAGATAACGAGATTTTGAATGGTGACGGATCATCTCCGAATTTAGATGGTTTATTTACCGATGGAACTGCATTTGATACATCTTCCGGAGGCGCATTTTATCAGTCAATCGAAGGAGCAAACGAATACGATGTACTTGTTGCAGGTATGAACCAATTGAATCTATTGAACTATTCTGCTGATTCAATCATTCTTAATCCAACTGATTTACATAAAATCATTTTGCTTAAATCAACTGCAAACGAATATTTAAGACAACAAATATTCAGTGGATTGCAACCTACGATAATGGGGGTTCCAATTATCGTAAATACTGCTGTAACATCCGGTAAATTCTTAATCGGTAATTTAGCACAAGCTACACAGTTGTGGATTCGTGAGAATCTTGCGGTAGAGTTTAGCCGAGATGATTCAACCAACTTTAGGGATGGTTTTGTTACAGTAAGAGTACAAGAACGAGTTGCATTAACAAACTATTTGCCAAATGCATTAGTCCAAGGTACTTTCTCAACTGCAAAAACTGCTTTGGAAACACCATAATCCAATTCAATTTTATATTAAAAGGGGATCATTACGATCCCTT